TAATCCGTCAGCTAACGGATTGGAATTTGTGCTGTCATTTCGGATTTCAAAGCATCGTTTCCCGATGCCCAAACTGCCCAAAAGAAGAAAGGGAATGAGGGCAGTGTGCAAGCCTGCACTTTATTGAGCTTACAGAGAACAAAGCCGGATTTTCATCCTTCTGAGAAACAGACAATAGATAGTGTCAATTCGATGTCGATATGTGCCAATCACAGCCAAAACAGACATTAGACCAATAAGGAAATGCTATTTGGGGCAAATACATCCTCGCTTGTTTACAAACTCAGCAAACCTATGATTTGCAAAATCGACGATGAACAGAACCGGACAATCAAGGAAGCAATTCTGTGCAGATAAGCAACAACATAGTTTCAATGATATGCTGATTTATTGTTGTGCTGTCATACTGGTTTACAACAGTGAAACTTCAAATAAAGGTATCAGCAATGGATTGTGGCTCGAGAGAGGTGGAGTTTGGATGATATAAATCGGTGGTACAATACATCCGTCTATCAACGTAGTAATAAAGCAACAAAAGAATGGTGCAATAAACAAAAGCATATAGGCATACGTACGCTGGCCTGCAAGCCTGCCCGCGCTCCAACCTGCCTGCCGTCCAGCTTGCCTGCCGTCCAGCTTGCCTGCCTGCCGGCACACAGACAGGCGAACCTGCCGACAGGCTATTCGCAAACGGGCAGGTTCAAATATGATGTGGAAACGGTATAGAATTAAAAGCAAGACAGTACTACCGATTTTCATCAGCAAGATGTGCAACAAATGTACAATAATGATAAGATGTTTGATTTACTCTATTTTTCAGAGGAATAACTTTGGCAATGAAAGAGAAAAACACTACTTTTGCAAATGAAAAAAGCGTTCTTTTGATTGATGCAGAACATTGCAGAATAGAGAAGCCCGCTGGTTTCCAAATCGTTACCTGTCAAGCTGACAACCTTTGTAAGTTTCTTGTTTTCAATGAGTAAGAGAAAGTAATATGTCTTGAGCAATGGAACGTGATTTTCTTATCAATGCCAGCCCGTAGCACCCACTCCTGAATAGCCTTGTTCGTGCAGGTCGGGGAGTGTATGTCCGTGAACGGGTGTTCGTTGGGCTTGCCCCGTTCCCCCATGAGGACGCGAGCCTCCTGCGTGATGTCGAGGTACTCCTGCCCCTTGGTTTTCTTCTGCTTGAAGATGAGCCGCGTGAACTCCCCCTGCTCGTACACGTCTCCCCATGTGATGCGCAGCACGTCGCTCCGCCGCAGCCCCGTGAGGCAGCTGAACAGGAACGCCGCCTTGATTTGAGGGTACTCGCAGTCCACCTGCGCGAGCCGTTTCACCTCGTCAATAGTGAGGTACATCCGCGTCCCCTCCTCCGACTTGAAGCCCTCAATGCCGCGCAGGGGGTTGTAGGGTATGATGCGCTCCTCGAACGCCTGATTGATGCAGGCTCGCAGCTTGTTGAAATAGCTCACCTTGCTGTTGCGGGCGAGGGGCTTGTCCTTGAGCCGCTTGCGGATGTCGTGATGCCAAGCGACCGCGTCGTGTTCGAGGTA